GGCATGTGTTGGCCTCATGATGCGTGCAGATCAGTTCATTGTGTCTAAACGTGACTTCCCTGAAGGGTGGTTGCGTGCGAGGCGTGATGGTGTCACTGCTACACAGGTTGCGAAGGCTGCTACTCCTGCAGGGTTTGAGACTGCGGTGCGTGACTATCTGAGTGACTATGTGGAGATTGATAACCCTTACATGAAGTTTGGGCGGGATATGGAGCCTGTGATTGCTCGGATCCTGCATCAAGATTTTGGGGTGTTGCCTAATGATTGGTTGCTGAGGCATGACAGTGAGACGCATCACTTGGCTACACCTGATGGGCTTTCCCTGGATCATAAGCTGATTGCTGAAATCAAAACCACTGGAAAAGATTTTGAGGATGCTACTGTGCCTGTTCAGTATCGTAGGCAGGTGCAATGGCAGTTGCATGTCACTGGTGCTGAGCGTTGCTTATTCGCGTGGATGCAGCGTATTGAGGTTGAGGGTGTGTTTGCTCCTGCGTGGTGGAAACCTAAACACTTGTTTATTGAGCGTGATGAGGGCATGATTGCTTCATTGATTGTTACTGCTGATGCGTTATGGGAAAGGGTGGAGAATGTCTGAGGTTAGTGTCACTGTGCAACTAGACACATACGATTACACCGAGCTTCTGATGGAAGCGAACAGGCGTGATATGAGTGTGTCAGATTTTGCGTTAGAAACAATAAGGGAATATCTAAACACAAAAGGGGATGATCAGTAATGTCTGAAAGGGAAATGATGGATAAGAAGGATGTGAATGTGTTGCGGGTTGCTGATAAGTATGTGACTGAGCTGAGGGAGCGCCCTGAGGCTTGGCGTGCTTTCTGGGAGCTTGAGGGCAAACTGTTGGAACAAAAGAAAGGGAAATGATGGAACTGAAACTGGATGAGATTACGCCTAACAACCTGATTATGGTTGCTGCTAATCGTGAGGAAATGAAACTGAGGAACCTGGTCAGGTCTGAGGCGATTGCTTTGGGTGATGAGTTTGGTGCCTCGAAGTTGTATGCTGAACAGCTTTTGGCGAAGTGTCAGTGGCGGGCGATCAGGATGCACAATCATGGTTATACGCGGGATGAGTTGGCACAGATTTTCAATGTGACTACTAAAGAGATGGCTAAGTGGTTGAAGAATGAGAATGGGATGAAGGTGTGGTTGTGATGGCTAGGTTCAATCTTGCAGATTACGAGACAGTAGAGGAGCGCATCAAGCGTTTCTATGCTGATCATCCTGATGGCAGGATCATCACCGAGAATGAGACTATCCCTGAGTATCGTGCTGAGAAGCTTTGGGTGGTGAAGTCGCTGGTGTTTTTCTCTGGTGAGGATGTGGAGCGTGGTTGCCCTAAAGCTACAGGGCTCGCTTATGAGGTGGATAGCGCTAGTGGGCCTCAGCAGTCCAGCGCCCTTGAGGTGTGCGAGACGAGCTCGATAGGCCGCGCCCTTGCTAATGCAGGGTATTCAGGTAATAAGCGTGCCTCGCGTGAGGAAATGGAGAAGGTTGCGCGTTTCGAGGAGCAGGCTAAGAATCGTGACTGGGTTGCTGAAGCAGCACTCCTAAAGGATGTGGACAGGCTGAGGTTACTATGGGGGGAAGCTTCCAAAGCGGGGGCACCAACTGAAGTCCTAGATAAGGTGAAAGCCTATGCAGAATCCATCACCCCTGTTGGCGAGCGTGAGGGAACTGAGCCAAGCCTACCTGGAAGCTCAAAGGGCAAACGATCCTCTATTAAGTGAGTTTTGGAGACTTGAATTATGCAGAAGGTTGGTGATGGTTTGTGATTCCATCGGACATAGCGAGGGAGCTCCTCGAGCTCACACAGACTAACAAAAAGGGTGTCGAGGCACTCTATGAGGCTGAGGCTAATTTGTCTCAAGCTGAATACGATTTGGACAAGACTGAGGCGCAAGCGTTTCTGGATGCTACTGGGTCTGTTGCTGAGAGGCAGGCGAGGGCTAAGTTGTTAGCTGCTGATGCGCGGTTTGCACGCGATCTTGCTAAGGCTAGCGTGAATCGTATTAGGACTAAGATGCGCACGATTGAATCTGAGCTGATGGCTTTGGCTACTGCTTCTAAGTTGATGCAGGCGGAGATGAAGCTTTGAGCGCCAAGTGTTTGCACTGCGCTGAGGACGAGAGAGGCGATGGTCGCTGGGTTATTGCGATTTCTTTGGCTGACTACCCTGCTGGACCGTACAAGCCTGAGTCTGGTTTTCAATGGCTTCGCAGTCGAGCGTTTTGTGCAAGGCACGCGGCAGAGGCGGATGAAAATGGGTTTGTAAAGTATCAGCCGCGCTATCGGGCACGAGGCGGTTGGAGGTCAGTGAGGTGACAAACATCGGTAGGTATAACAATTTTGATGATGACGAGTGGCGAAACTTTGGTGACGAAGTTTTTTGGTGGGCGATTAGTGAGTACCGCATGATGTTGAGAGCGCCGGATAAGGTGAGCGAGGCTGTCACTAAATTGGCGTTGAATAGTGCGCTTGAGTCTTTGGCAAAGTTCTTCGTCGTGGCCAAAAAAGAAAAAGGCATTGAAATGACTTTTGAGGATGCTTACAAAGAGGCTTATGAGTGTGTGCAAACGGATTTCAATTGGGATCTTGAGAGAAGGATGAAACTGTAGGTTTATCACATTTGATAAGTGTTGGTTATCACGTCACTTACCAACGCCTACGCTACCGTTTTACCACTGTATAGACTACTAAAATCACAGTGGAGCTGCGGGGAATCGAACCCCGGTCTTGCACAGGTCGCACTTCGCGGGTTCCTGCCCAATCGAATCCATCCAGCCCCGCCTTCAAGTATAAACTAGGGGCATGGCTATCCCCAAGAAGGTTCTAAAGCTCGTACAGGCCAGGGATGAGCACTGCTGGCACTGTGCGCGTGAAGATGACCTAGTGCCTCATCACAGGATCAATCGGGGGATGGGTGGATCTAAACTGCTCGACACACCCGATAACCTGATGATGATTTGTGCGCAATGGAATGGATCTATTGAGGCTGATGCGAAGGATGCGATTGCTGCGCGTGGGTGGGGGCATAAGTTGGCTGTGTGGGAGTCTACTGAGCGCCCTGTGTTTGACAGGTTTGGTGGTTGGTGGATTTTGTTGCCTGATGGGACTAAGGTTGGTGTCACCATCGGGGAACCGTTCTAGGTATAGAATAGAGATGAGGTAGGAGCCAAACACCCCTACCTCATCAGAAAACCGATGACATCACCATCGGCTGGGTTAAGTCTAGCCGATAGAAAGGCTAGACAATGGACACAGAACCAGGTATTTACAGGCCAGAGTTCCCTATGGATGGGAACTTCACAATGGTGCCCAACTCACTTATTCGCAATGATGAGCTGCCACCTATGGCAAAGATGTTGCTGATCTATCTGCTCAGTCACAAAATTGGGTATCAGATACTCGATGAGCAGATTATGCGTGAGAGTGGGCTTGGCAGGGCTGCGTTGCGTACGGCTCGAAAGCAACTTGAGGAGCTCGGCTTCATCGAATTGGTGAGAGTTCGCCATGCTGATATGAGCTTGGGTGGTTATCGTTATGAGTTGCAGGATGCCAGAGGTTGGTTCTCCACTGTGGCTCACTCCACTGTGGCTCAGTCCACTGTGGCAAACCCACCTGACAATAGAAAACTAATTCCTAATAAAACTAAAGTAAAGAAGAACAAGCTAGAGAACACTAGCGAGAGCTCATTCAATCAATTTTGGGATGTTTATCCTAAGCGTGCTGATAAGCCTGCAGCAGTGAGAGCGTTTGAGAAAGCTATTAGGCGTGTGAGCCTTGAGGTGATTCTGGATGGTGCAAAGAGGTATCGGGATGATCCAAATAGGGATGATGGGTATACGAAGAATCCTGCGACTTGGTTGAATGCTGATGCGTGGGATAACCCGCCTGAGCCTGTGCGTGGTCGTAAGCTGACGAACGCTGAAAACGCTGCCCTACTTGCTCAAAAATATCGTGAGCGTGAGCAGACGAAAGCTATTGAGGCTCCTGATGTGGACTTCAGTGCAATGTTGAAGGGGGTGCAGTGATGAATCATGGTGAGGTTGCGACTTTGTTAGCGATGGTTTCCTCTTTGGATAGGCAACCTGTGGATGAGGGGATGGTGGAGATGTGGCATAGGTTGCTTGAGGGTTACAGTTTCGAGGAGTGTGAAGCTGCGTTACTTCCTGCCTATAAGGAATCGAGGAGTGGGTTTATTACTGCTAAGAGTATTTATGATCGTGTGTCTTTGCGTGAGTCTGGGCCTGGGCGTAGGGATTGGGTGCGGTTGGAGCATGAGAATGGGGAGCATTATGAGTGTAAGCCTGGAGAGTTTGGGTGCAAGTGATGGGTGATTGTGTGAATTGTTCTGGGCCTGTTGATCCTGGTTCTGGGTGGTCTCCTCAGGTTGTGGGGGTTAGGGTTGTGGGTTATGTTTGTGAGGATTGTGAGGGGGAAGCATGAGCATGTATTCGGATAATTTGTGGGCTGATGAGATGGACATTGATCTAGATACTTTGATGCTGGAGAAGTTCCACACTGGGACTCACCTGAGGCTGTTGAAGAAGCATGAGCGTAGGGTTGCGAAGTTTCAACAGTTGAATCGGTGGAGAGCTTTCGATGGGCACCTGGATGAGATTGGTAAGTATTGGCGCGATAAAGAGAAACTCCGCAGGGAGCGAATATCTGCAACAAAACAGGGAGAGCGCTACAATTTCTCAGATGAGCTCATTCAGATTGCGATGCGCAGCCTAGATGCAAACGATACGGTGCGAGAGGTGCGGGTTTGAATGGGAGCTCAATTCTTCGAGACAGAAAACGGTTTTGTGTCAATCGTGCAGGGCACGAAAAGTGCAAACAGTCCACACCAAAGAGGGCAAGTGCCTTCCCTGGCATGGCGGGTTTGCTGGTGATGATGTGACACCGCTTGATGACTATGGGCAACCTGTGTTGCCTGGTGTCAGAAGTTGTGGGCATAATGATTGTGTGAATCCTTCACACATTATCGGATAAGGAAAAGGGAGTAGTTATGGAACGCAATGAGGCATTAGTTACGGTCACTGGGTGGCTGAATGATGTAAAAGATTTCCACTGGGGTCGTGCTTTGAAGCTCGCTGTAGATGTGCGCAAGAAGAACCACCAGGATGAGTGGGAAACAGTAGATAAGACTATCTATGATGTCACTACTGATTCTCAGACCGCTTTGGATGATGTGAAGCAGGTTACTGTGGTGGGGCGCATCGTGGGCACTAGCACTTTCCAGAAGCGTGATGGATCTACTGGGTCTGCTATTCGGGTGCGTGCTGAATCGGTGAGTGTTGCTGGTGCTAAGACTCAAGAGGCTGCTATCAATGAGGTGTGGCCTACTGTGAATCCTGGGCAGGGCAAGATTGATGAGAGTGCGCCTTTCTGATGAGGTGGTCTGGGTTTGTGATTCTTAGCGGTATGGGTTTGCTGTATTGGTTGTTGGCGTTCGAGGCTGAGGGGTTGTTGGCTGGGTTTGGTTATAGCGCTTCAGCTTTGTTGTTTGTGTTGGCTGTGTTGAATGTTGTGAGGCCTAAAAAATAGTTTGTGTTTGGTGTTGTGTTTCCCCTAATTGTGTGTATACTTGTAGACATAAGCAAGTACAACGAAAGGGAAACAAATGTTCAACACAGTCACCAAAACAGCATGGGGAACCATCCACCTGAACGAAGCCGGTCAGCTCGCCATCGTACGAGATCACGGTCAAACTATGGACAAGGAAGAAGTCATCAGCATCCTCGCCAAAATTGACCGCCGCATTGAGGGAGCAGGATGGAACCCCCGCATCCCAAACATGAAGTGCAGAATGTATAACACCACAGCAATGTGATTCTCAAGAAAGAGCCCCCGCTTCGGCGGGGGTTTTCTGTTGTGTGGGTACACTTGTTAGGTGAGCCTTACCATCACAGTATTCGGCAGACCAGCCCCACAAGGCTCTAAAAGGCACGTTGGTGGTGGCAGGTTCATCGAGGCCAGCAAGTATCTCCCAGCATGGCGCAAAGCGATCACCCTCGCTGCTATCACTGAGATAGAGAAAGAGGCATGGGCTCAGAGCTCCAACCCAATCGCTATCGAGGTCATGTTCTATCTTGAGCGCCCTGCCACGATCCCTGTTGCTAAAAGACCCTGGCCTATCAAACCACCTGATTTGGACAAACTACTCAGGGGAGTTTTGGATGGCCTCACTGATGCTGGTGTCTGGGATGATGATGGGCAGGTTGTGAAGATCACAGCA